CATTTTATCTTGCCAAAGAATATATGAACACCGCTGTGACGATTGTTTGCAGGGTTTCTTTTTTCTAACTCATGCTGGACCAGGTCGAAGATCGCTGGCTCAATAATCGCTTCATGGTTATTTTCAACATAGTATTGAGGAATTTCTCCCTCGTTGGCTTTCTTCTTTTTGGTCAGAAAATCTACAGTGTAACTTTTCTGCAAAAGTGCATCTCCTTTATATTTTTCATTTGTGAGGATGCGCTTGATGGTGCCTGCGTTCCACTTATCTTTCTTCGCGGGTGATAAAATGCCGTCTGCTGTGAGCTGCTTGGCAATACCGTAAGGCGTCATGCCCTGTAGGAACATGCTGAAGATCCTCTGGATTATTACTGCTTCATTGGGGTTCAATACAAGGTTGCCATCTTCACCCCGATCGTAACCGAGGAAGTGCCCGAAGGGAACTGTAACCTTCCCGTCTGCAAATCGCTTGCGCTGTCCCCATGTGACATTCTCTGAAATGCTGCGGCTTTCTTCCTGGGCAAGGGATGACATGATGGTGATTAGAAGTTCACCTTTAGAATCTAAGGTCCAGATATTCTCCTTCTCGAAATAGATCTCGATTCCTTTCTCTTTCAATTGGCGAACGGTGGTGAGGCTGTCTACTGTGTTCCTTGCAAATCGGCTGACTGACTTGGTAACGATGAGGTCAATCTTGCCGCTTAAGGCGTCCTGGATCATGCGCCTAAAGCCTTCACGCTTTTTGGTGTTGGTACCGGATATCCCTTCATCGGTATAAACCTTCACGAACTCCCAGTCGTCTCGACTTTTAATAAAATTGGTGTAATAATCGACCTGCGCCTCATAGCTTGTGAACTGTTCTTCGCTGTCGGTAGATACGCGAGCGTAGCCAGCTGTGCGGCGTTTTCTTTGCTCATTAATTGGCGTGGAAGAAAACTGCCTGAGAGTAGCAGGTATGGTTTTAACATTTTTAGCTGTCTTTGTTCTGCTCATGCTTTTTCCTCCATGCCTCTTTCATTTTTTCAGCTTGCCTTTTCTTTCTTTCCTCTGACCAGGCTGGTTGTCTGCGTTTAAACTGCCATTGTTTTGTGATCTTACTGCCATCCTTCAGCTGAAAGAGAAGTTCTGTGTTGGAAGCCACAGTGATGCTATCAACTTTTTCTTTAAAGATACTTTCGTCAAACTCTTTAATGGAAAGGACATCGCTAGATATAGTTTTTAACATGTTCTCTTCCAATCCGCTGTGGCCGCAATCATTGTGAGGGGGACAGCGCCAATGGTGGGCTTTCTGACCACTTACTCGGGGGCTTGTGTTTCTGCGTAGGTTTTGCCCGCACTTACTGCAGCTTATTTTTCCGGTGAAGCAAGTGATGTTTCCAGAGCTTCTTGGGTTCTTTTTACTGTAGGCTGATTTTGCAGCGCGAGCTTCAGGTGTCCACCAATCCTTCCTGGCCGTGGATTTCCATTGTTGAGGAATAACGCTACCGTCATGTAAATGAAAGATGAGTTCATCTGTTCCATTCACCACAACTTTTTCAACTTGATCCAGGAAAAAATCTTCATCAAATTCTTCTAAGCCGAGTACCTGGGCACAGACACCTTGGAGTATCTTCTCAGGGATGTTTTTGGCGCTGCACTCTGACACGCCTTTACGGTCTTTAGTCTGGCAAGTCCAAATGTAATAAACATCACTTGAATGCTTGCTTTGTCTTTTGCCGCTGCGCCTATAGCTGACACCGCAGTTTCCACACTTTATCTTGCTTGTAAAGCAGGTGGTGTTGATAGATGGATTTGCGAAAACACCTAGCTTTCTACGCCTTGCGATTTCAGCCTGTACCTTTTCATAAGTTTCTAGGTCAATGATGGCTTCGTGAGAATCTTCTACCCAGTACTGAGGGAGTTCTCCGTTATTGGGCTTTAACTTGTGTGTGATATGGTCCTCGATAAAACCCTTTTGTAAAAGCATGTTACCCGTGTACTTTTCATTCTTAAGGATCGCTCGAATTGAGGTGTTTGAAAAGCGTCCTCCGGTATATGATTTGACACCCATTTCTTCCAGCTGCAATTCTGTTTGTTCGGCGGACATTCCCTTGAGGAAGTTATCATAAATCAGCTTTACAATCTTGGCTTCTTCTGGCTCAACAACAAACTGTTCTCCATTCCAGCGGTAGCCATAAATATTAAAGGAATTAGGCTTTCCTTTCTGGAAATTCCTTCGAATGCCCCATTTTACATTTTCACTTGTAGAGCGGCTTTCTTCCTGGGCAAAGGAAGCGAGGATGGATAGCATTAGTTCGCCGTCGCCACTCATTGAATTGATGTTTTCTTTCTCGAACCTTACCTCAACTCCGATGTCTCGAAGGTGGCGTACTGTTTCCAGTAGGTCTACCGTATTTCTAGCAAATCGCGATATGGACTTGGTTAGTACAATATCGATCTTGCCTGCATCACAATCTTCCAGCAGTCTCTTGAACTCATCCCGGTTTTCAGTCGTGCCTGAAATCCCTTCGTCTGCATATACACCTGCATATTCCCATTCACGATGAGTCTGGATGTATTTGCTATAAAAGCTGACTTGCGCTGAAAGAGAGTGTAATGTTCTGCCTTTTTCTTCGGAAACTCTCGCATAGGCAGCAACCTTTTTTCTTGTAGGCATTACCGGAGCGGAAGGTTCGATTTTATTGATTTTCCGCATAAACTCACTCCTTTCAACACTATACATCACTCTAAAAGGCTATGAAGTCAAGTTAATGTGAGAGAATAGTGTACCTAGTAATGGCCTGTATTTTTCAAGAAGATACTCATCGATTAAGGCAAATTCCTCGGGGGTAATTATGCTTTTTTCAAGCATGGATTTTGCAATAGAAAGACTTGATTGGTATTGCTTTTCAGCTCTGAATTGATCGTCTGTCATAGTACATCACCGCCTTTGAAGCGGTCGTTTATATAGCAGTCATGAGAACAATACTTTCTCTTTGAATTGCCATAGGCTGTAAAGGAGCAACCGCAATAAGCGCAGGTGAAGGAGTAGATGGCTTTCTTATTAACCTTGTCCTGATTCGAGTTCCACCATCTAACACGACAATCTTGGTTACAGAATTTCAATTTCTTTTTTCCTGAGAGCTGTATAAGCTCCTTACCACACTGTTTACAGTATTCCTTATCGGGAGTAACTGTAGTTGAGTGATTAGCCTTGATCCCTCCAAGCTTATTTCTTTGGCAGTGGGAAGTAACAGTACTTTTTGAAAGACCTAGGGCTTGAGCTATTGTTGCATACCCGAACCCTTTAGCCCTAAGGTCAGCTATTTGATTTTTTTGTTCTCCAGTCATTATAAATCCTCCAATCGGAGGGTAGAAATCCCTCTCACCCTTCACAGGACAGAAAGAGGGTTTTTGAGTACTGAAAAATAAAAAATGCCGCCAAGTGCAAGAGCACCCAGCGGCAAAGAGTTAATTATTCAGTTTTGATAAAGGCATCTGTAAAGCCCGCAGCTTTAACTTTGGCCAGCATAGCATCAGCATTGGACTTAACGCTGTAAGCCCCGACCTGGACCCTGTAAAGCTTCTGAGGAGGGGGAGTGGAAGGAGAAGGAACCGTCAGCAGCTTTTTAACATCAGCCCTGAAAGTATCCATACTCTTACCATGCCTAGAAAACCAGTGGCGAGGATCACCATGGTTGCTGGCGATTTTCTTTTGATAGCCTTCGTAGTGGCCGATGATGTCTTTCTCCGTCAGGTCATAGAGTTTACAAAGGTGCGCACAAAGCTCCGTGGCTTCCTTATAAACTGCATTGAAATAAGAGGCGTCGGATAGGTTGTCTTCGCAGATTTCAAATCCGATATGACTATTGTTGGCGTCACCACCTGCATGCCAACCTCTATGATCCCAAGGTAAAGTCTGATAGGTAGCGATGCTGCCATTTTTAAGCTTTCCGATAAAGGCATGGACACAGACTTGTCTACCACTTGGTCTATGCTGATTCCAGTGATTGTTGTACTGATTCTCTCCCAAGATGCCATCATCCGGACCTACGTATCTTCGAAGATATGGGTTATTAGCTCCGGTGCTGTGGACCATAATGCCCTTGGGCTTGATTTTTCTACCTGCTTTATAGCATTCATTTTCTGTAAAGATAAGTTTTTTAAGGTTCATAGATTTTCCCTCCTACGATTTGTTGCAATCTATAGAAAAATAAAAACGCCACAGGCTTGGCCTATGACGCTTCTATTAGAATAGGTATTCTTGATCAGTTATGTCGTCTTCATTTAAATCTCTTGTCTCGTTTTCTTTCCCGCAAACCGGGCATGTGCCATAATAATCTCTAAATGTTAAACTCCCTTCCAAGTGCATTAAATACTTCACTAAGATTAACGTCGCACCACAATGGCATTTAATTTTGGTCACTTTCATCCCCTCCAAAAGCATTATGCAAAGGGGATGATATTTTATACAGCTAATCCAGTTTTCCTTCATCAAAAATCTGATCGCTGTTTTCATGCCAATAGAAGTCTAGAGTTTTGTGGCAGCATGGACATTCCTCCTGATAGTTCATGATCACCATTTTGTCACTGAGTAGTAAGTTGTAGTTGATGACACATTGTGGCTCGTTGCAGTAGCTGCAGTTAATAAATACCATTTGAACACCTCCATAACTTACATATGCAAAGAATGCTCAAATGGCAAAATCATTTATTACTTTGTTCCGTCTTTATCTCCACCGTCTTTGAGCTGTTCTAAAACATCTCGGAGCTTTTCTGGAATAGGCAGTCCAAGTCTTGTGGCATTTTCAATAATGCTGATTCCTTCATTGGATAGGTAGAAGAAAATAACTGCTGTTCTGATAACACCACCATCTCCGATGATATTCTGATCAATGATGTGGGCTACCCCCACCAAAGAGAAGATCACCACTTTTTTAAAGATGCCCCGAGCGCCCACGTCACTGGATAAATGCTTCTCGATTATGGCGCACATGACACCAAGCAGATAATCAATGACAACAAAGGCAATCAGGGCATATAAAAATCCATCGTAACCTCCGAGAAACCAGCCAAGCCAACCACCAAGGCCAGCAATAACCAGTTGAATATAAGTCCAAATGTCTCTCATTGTTTTTCCTCTCTTTCATGTAGATTTATATATAAAAAGACGCCCGACTAAAGGCGTCATAATCTGATAATAAAGGGCTTCCATTAGTAAGGTGCATAGTAGACATAGCCACTGGCTTTGGCGTAAAAGCCGTCTCCTGGAATGTACATGGCACCGTCAAAGGTATCGTATTGGGAAGTTGTGAACCCTGGCTGATGCAAGCATTCCCAGGTAATCCCATCAGAGGATACACAAAGGCTACTCTCTTTTAGAAGCGCAAACTTTCCCCAATCTGGCATCCAGATGATGTTTCTTGGATTAGGGATGTTGTTATTAGCCAGATCCCCTACATGATATAGGTTTGTATGGGTGATTTCAGTTGCCGTATCATTCATAACGCATAGCCTTACATGGTAGGTATAGGTCCCGCCTACATTGGTATAGTTGAACTTCATGACAAAGAGCACATCATTGATAGAACGGATGAACATGTACCTTGTATCATTCACATCTTCAGGAATGGTAGTTCCCCAGCTTCCTGGACTTGATGTGCTGGCTCTGGCGATGGATTTGTCACCACCAACAACTCCTACAAAATAACCTTTGTGCCGGGTCAGGTATTTAAAGATGGGGACTGAAGTTCCATCAGAGCCAACCAAGGTCCAGGCGGTTCGTTCTTCCAAGGAATCAAAGCTATAATAAACCGGTGACTTGTAGTACCACCAGCTGACCACGCCAGAGCCCCTGTCCATATCATAAGCACCACAGGTCATAGCGTTTTGTGCTCCGGCGCAGTACCCAGCATTATGCCAGGTGATCCCGTCAAAGGATGCGATGATATTAGCAAGGCCCACGATCTTGGCAATAAAGACTCCATCCGCAGCATAAAGTATCTCAGGCTGCCCATGACTCCACCAAGGAACACTGACAACGGTCCATTGTTTGTTGGTCTTGTTCCAGTAGGACATGTAGGGAGTCTTTGCATAATAAACAGCAATCTGAGCGTTTCCGTTATCATAGACATTAATCTGTCTTTCACTACCGTATTGGGTATAGCCAAAGTTGTTATAGTATTTCTTGGTCCAGCTTAAGGTAGGAATAGGAAGGACAATGCTGCCTCTACCACCAAAAGCTGTCCAGATGGCCAAGGTGTTATTAAAATTACGATTATAGCTCATGGGTTTCCTCCTTAAACTTTCTCAATGGCTGTAATTCTTCCGCTGGAATCGGTGGAGTAGGTATAGTTTCCAGTTGAACCATCGGCATAGGTTACCTCGAAGGCTGCAGCATCAATCAAAAGTGAAGAGACCTCTTTAAGGAGAAGCTCTGAGAAAATATCTTCTAAGGCGATGCTGGTGATCCTGCCACTGGAATCAGTGGTGAAGCTGTACTCGGCATGATACTGATGGGTATCACCTTTTTCCACTTCGTAGGTCACATTAATCTTGTTATCAACGACTGACAGTGTTTTTACAATGGTGTAAGAGACGCCTAAGTCATAGACCTGGTTTTGAAGATCATCCACAGAGCTTCCAACATTAGAAATAGAATTTTCTATGCGATAGAAGGTATCAGAAATACTGGGTCGATACCTTCCAACCTCAACGCGGATGTTAAATCGATAAAAAGGATTGTATTCAAGGGAGATGATCCTGGTTTTCACATTGATACCTAATGGATTGAAGATGATGTGCACATTATCACCAACAGCCAAATCCATCAGCTTGAAAAAGGAAATATCATAGGATGATGCATTCTCCCTGGAATCATGGGATACAGCCACATTTGTGACATTCTTTGAACCCATCACCGGGATATAATCATTGGAGCCTCTATGGCTACGAATATTAATGCTATAGCCATCGTATTGGATTTCACCACCCAAAATAGCAATGAACTGCATAAGAGCAGCTCTTCTGGAAACCTTCTGGTTGATTTTCATCGTGACGCTCTCTGTAAAATCCACAATCCCAACTGAAAAGGGAGTGCCTGCAAGGAGCTGGGATAATCCTGCAAAAGGATCACCCGTGAAGTCAAAACTGCTTATTTGATACATTTCATGATTCAAAAGATAAGACACATGCTCACAAAGAACAGAGCAGACAGGCAGGCTCCCTTGAATTGATTTACTGATTTGGACCAGTTCAAAATACTGATTATCTAGTTTTGCAATTTGCTTTGTTTTTAAAGCCAGTGCAGACTTCGCCATAACAGTAAATGAGAGGGTAAACTCACCCTCTAAGGTTTCTCTAATATTTGAGCTGATGACTTTGTTAACGGACTGAATCAGGGTTGCTCCTGCGTAAATTTCAATCAAGAGATCGCCTCCTTTCT